CGGGGGTTCTACTGTTTTAGACATGGACTTAGACGCTTCGGACACTCATTCCGTAAACATTCCGGATGAGGGTATTCGCGTTGCAGATATCTATGTAGCCACCTTTACCGCGTGTACGTCGGTGACGGTGTTTTACAGCTAGGAGGATTACTATGGCGTCCGATGTAAAGGCCACCTACTTAACTGCTACTGGTACGGTCTTCGCCGGACGGGCTCGCGTTAAAGCGATACATTACCACACTCACGCCGGTTCAGGTCCTTCTCTGGTTTTAAAAAACGGAAGTACGGGTGGAACAACGCAACTAACGTTAGCGTTTCACACCAATACGGATGACAATGTTTATATACCGGACGAGGGAATGTTGTTTAGCGACGGCTGTTATGCCGTGTTGACTAACATGACTAACATAACGGTTTTTTATAATTAATGTGAGGGATTTATGGCTACGACAAAAGACGTAACTAGAACACCTTCGGGACGAATAAAATACCGCGGGGAGTCCTTTTCAGGTTTTAACAAGCCTAAAAGGACTCCCAACGCGTCTAAAAAGAGTGCCGTTTTAGCTAAAAAGGGCAGCGAAATAAAGCTTGTTCGGTTTGGTGACCAAAACATGTCCATTAAAAAAGATCAGCCCGGTCGTCGCAAGAACTTTAGGGCTCGGCACTCGTGTGACACTGCAAAAGACAAGTTCACGGCCCGCTATTGGTCCTGTAAGGCTTGGTAACATGGCGTATTCTAGAAAATCTAAAAAAGCTTCCTCCAAAAGCAAGGGCAGTAAGATTTGCCCGGAAGGTAAAGCTTGGGCACAACGAACTTTTGATACTTACCCTTCTGCTTATGCCAATATGGCGGCTTCTAAGTATTGCAAAGACCCTAACTACGCCAAAAAATCTAAAGGCGGAAAACGGAAGGGCTCGTAATGGGAAAATTAAAGGATTGGGTTGATGAAGATTGGGTCAGAATTGACAGCCAAGGTAATATCGCAGGCAAGTGCGGGACTTCTAAAAATAAAAAGAACCCTGATCGATGCCTTCCACGATCTAAGGCAGAGAGTCTCAGCAAGTCTGAACGAGCTTCTACGGCTCGTAAGAAAAAGCGTGAAGGCGCTAAAGGAAAGCAAGTTGTTTCGAACACAAAAGCCGCCAAAGTAACCCGTTTGGCTTATGGTGGAGAGGTGTCCGCAACTAAAGCAAAACGTCCTTTTAACGGCAGGTCCAAACCCGGGACGGCTGTTGCACGGGGCTGCGGTGCAATTCTGGCGGATCGTCGTAAAAGAACAAAAGGTTCGGTGACTCAGGGATGAATTTAGATTTTTACAGCGACCCTACCGAAAAAGCTTTGGTCAACGAGATTATGGGTTGGTCTAAAGCGGCTCTGGAAGAGCCTAGTGTTCATTTCAACGGCCTGCCCCCATGCCCCTTTGCAAAAAAAGCGTGGTTAGAAGACAAGGTTTCGATTCTTTTTAAAAAAGAAGACTCTTATCAGACCCTGTATTCCTGCATTTCTATGTTTGATGACGCGTTTGATCTGGTAATTATTGTTGACTTAAAAAACACAAAGAACCCCGAAGATTTCCATGAATATTTGGACGCTTTAAATCTTAGAATTTCTGAAGGTATGTTTATAGACAAAGACATTTGGTTAATGGGTTTTAACCCGGAAGATGAGCCGAGCGATTTTGTAGAAGACGTTACTTTTAATTATGACGTTGACGAAGAATATAGCATGATTTTTGTTCAAAGACTTTCTAAGTTACAGGAAGCCGCAAACAGGTTGGACAAAAAGGGATACTATGATAGCTATGACGGTGAATACAACTCTACAGAAATATACTTTAACCGTGAAAAACTGTACAGGAGACTGAAAAATGGCGATGAAACCTAAAAAGATGCGTGGCGGCGGAATGGCTAAAAAGATGCGTGGCGGCGGCATGGTTAAGAAGATGCGCGGCGGCGGCATGGTTAAGAAACTTCGTAGCGGTGGAGCCGTTCGTAAATCTAAAAAGTAGGTTAAAATGGCGTTATCTGGAACAGCGGACTTTGAACTAGACGTTGCAGAGTACATTGAAGAGGCTTTTGAACGGTGTGGTTTAGAGGTCCGAACAGGCTATGATTTAAAGACTGCAAAACGGTCTTTAAATCTCATGCTTGCGGAATGGGCAAACCGCGGTCTAAATCAATGGACTATAAAACAGCGAAGCCTAGCGGTTACGCAAGGCACAGGAAACTATGCGATTGACGCCGACGTTATTGATGTTCTTTCTGTAATAGTTAGGCGGGATAACACCGATTACGCGCTTGACAGGTACAGCCGAGAAGAGTTTTTGACCATTCCAAACAAGACTACTCAAGGTCGCCCTTCTCAGTTCTTTTTAGATCGTCAGATAACACCTAACCTACAGCTTTGGCCTGTACCTGAGAACAACACGGACATTGTTTTTTACGATGCTTTGACTCGGATGCAAGATGCCGACACGTTTATTAACAGTTCGGACATGCCTTTTAGGTTCTACCCCTGTTTAGCGGCGGGTTTAGCTTATTACATTGCTATTAAACGCGCTCCGCAACGGATTCAAATCTTAAAAGCCGCTTATGAAGAAGAGTTTGAGCGCGCTATGACAGAAGACCGTGATAGGGCCTCGTTTAACGTCGTACCTCGGTACGAATACTTTAGGGTTTAACAATGTCGAAGTTTGCCACAGGTAAAAACTCTTACGCAATATCTGATCGGTCCGGTTTTCGGTATCGGTATAAAGATATGCGAAAAGAGTGGAACGGCTTGCTTGTTGGTAGAGATGAGTTTGAGACTAAACAGCCGCAGCTAGGTCCTTTTAGAAAGGTGTCGGATGCTCAAGCATTAAAAGACGCAAGACCTCAACCAGAAAACCCCGAAACGCCGTTTATGGTAATTACCACAAATGGGATCGTTTATTTAGGGGGTGGAAACTGGTCCACTTCTGCTGTGGCTCAAATGCCTTCTGAGTTAGAAACTACTTCAGCACTATCTGGCGGTGTTGGACAAGTAACGGTGCTTATAACATGAGTTTTACATACGATGAGCTAAAACAGGCTATTCAAGATTACACTGAAAACTCAGAGACGACTTTTGTAAACAACCTTCCGTTGTTCATTAGGGCTTCGGAGGAGCGTGTTTTAAAAAACGTTCAGTTAGACCTGTTTAGAAGAAATCAAACAGCGACATTAACTGCGGCAAATCCGTATTTAAACTGCCCCAGCGACTTTTTAGCGCCGTTTTCCCTCAGTTACACTTTGAACGGTTCCAAGGCGTTTATCGAATACAAAGATGTTTCGTTTATTCAAACATACACGCCTAATACAGCTACGCAGGGTGTTCCTCAGTATTATGCGCAGTTTGATGTAGAAAACTTTATCGTTGCCCCGACTCCGGACGTAAATTACGCTGTAGAGTTGCATTATCTGTATCGACCAGCAAGCTTAACCGCCGGATCAGGTTCGGGCACCACTTGGCTAAGTGTAAACGGAGATTTAGCCCTTTTATATGGCGCGTTAGTAGAAGCGTACATATTTATGAAAGGCGAGCAAGACGTTATGCAGCAATACAATCAAAGGTTTACAGAGTCTATAAGTTCCTTAAAAATGTTGGGCGAAGCAAAAGAGACCACTCAGGAATATCGAGTCGGCAAGGTAATAAGGGCTAAACAGTAATGTTTAAGATAGATGTTAGCATACCGGAAGAGCCGTTTTTGACGGTGAAGACTACAGAAAACCGGGGGTTTACCCCTGACGAAGTTGCTGAACGCTGTGTTGAAAAGCTGATTAGTGTGTCTGACGGGGCTCACCCTGCAATACGCGACCAAGCCAAGGCGTTTCAAAGACACATGGAAAAGGTCGTTGCATTCTATATGAGAGAAGCTATTCGCAGTGACCGCACAACTGTGTATAATGCCCTAAGAGAAGCTGGGCACCCTGAACTGGCTGACGCAATAAGGAGACTTTAAAATGGCGATCACACAAGCAATGTGTACGTCTTTCAAGACAGAATTACTTGAAGGCAAGCACGACTTTACCAACGGACAAGACACCTACAAGCTGGCACTTTTTACAAGTGCTGCTACGCTTGATGCAACCACGACCGATTACTCGACTACGAACGAAGTGACGGGTACGGGTTATACCGCAGGCGGCGGCACCTTAGTAAATGTAACACCAACATCTTCTGGTACAACGGCGTTTACTGATTTTAACGACCTGACTTTTTCAGCGTCTACAATTACAGCAAACGGCGCTATGATCTACAACACTCAGACGGGTGGTGGTAGTGGCACGACAGATGCTGTTGTTATTTTGGCGTTTGGTTCGGATAAGACTTCGACAAACGGTGATTTCACTATTCAGTTTCCAACTGCCGACGCGACGAACGCCATCATCCGTATAGCCTAAGAGGTAACTCCTTATGGCGGCAATTACTGGATGGGGCAGAGGAACTTGGTCTCAAGGCCCTTGGGACGCACCTATTCCGGTCATTGTTACGGGAGAGGCCGCTACGGGTGCGGTTGGGTCTGTCACGGTTATTGGTGTTGCGAACGTCCCAGTTGTCGGGCTTGCTGGCACTGGCGGCGTTGGTTCTGTTGTTGTCACAGCAGATGCTAACGTCAATGTAACTGGAGAGACCGCCACTGGCGGCGTTGGTTCTGTTGTTGTCACAGCAGACGCGGTTGTTGAACCTACAGGTCTTGCTGGCACTGGCGGCGTTGGTTCTGTCACAGTTGTTGCCGACGCACTTGTTCAACCCACAGGCGTTACTGCAACAGGCAATGTTGGTTCTGTCACGGTTGTTGCCGAGGCTAATATATCCGTCACAGGTCTTGCGGCAACTGGAGAGATTGGCTCGGTTGTTGTAGAGGCTGAAGCAAATGTCCCGGTTTCTGGCTTGGTTGGCACTGGCGGCGTTGGTTCTGTCACGGTTGTTGCCAAGGCTCTTGTTCAACCTACAGGCATACAAGCGGCGGGTGGAGTTGGCACGGTTGTAGTCACTTCTGATGCGGTTGTATTCCCAACAGGCATTGAGGCCGAGGGCGAGCTTGGCGATGTTGAAGTCGGCATTCGTGTCATTGTTCCAGTAACAGGGTTGGAAAGTACAGGGAATGTTGGTAGTGTAGTTGTAGTAGCTGACTCAAATGTGTCAGTTACAGGATTAAACGCCACTGGAGAGGTCGGCGCAGTATTTGTTTGGAGCGAGATAGATCCGAACCAAAATCCGAACTGGACAGGCGTGTCGCCGTCACAGTCTCCAAGTTGGTCCGAAGAAACTCCGTCTCAAGTACCTGGTTGGACCGATATAGCGGCATAGGAGAAATGAATGCCTAGTACATACACACCTGCCAACGGCATTGAGCTTATCGCTACTGGCGAGCAGTCTGGTGCGTGGGGCGATACAACAAACATTAACCTTCAGATTGTTGACC